CCCCGTGCCTGATATTGTGGTGCCTGTGCCGTTTATCCAATTCCCCAAGAAATAAAAACTATTTGTGCCTGTTGCCAGCGTCATTGTGTTGCTGGTACGCGCAGACATATCAATTGTGCCTGTGGAGTAATAAGTATTGAAGGTTACAGTTTGACCGCTTGATGGGTAGGGCGTTGGGGAAGACGGAAAAACAGCCGTGTCTTGAGGCAACGGAAACGCTGTTGCGTCTAAGGCGCCGCCATTTGTTAGCGACCAAACACCGGCTCCGGCTACACCCCAGTTGCTACCAGCCGCACTCCTAAAATAAACAGTTTTAGCCGCAGGAAACGTAATCCCGCTATTACCTTTAAGATCACCAAAACGAGTTCCCGTCAAAGGCGCGGCGGCACCTGTGATTGCAATATCCAAAAAATCATAGTCAGCAGCGCCAGCCGTCAATGTGGTGACCGCTAATGTGCGTTGTGTGCCAAGAGAATTTGAGCCTAGCTGTGTCCGATATGCAGCGGTAGTACCGCCATTTAGCGTCAGCGTACCGGTGGTTTGGTTTGCGCTGAACGATATAGACGTAATCCCTGGCGCTGCGGTTGGGCCATAAAATGTTAACGCACTAAATGTGTTCGCCCCCGTTATGCTATGGGTTGATGCCGTAAGATTTGTGAATTGAACGGTTCCAAATGTTTGAGAAGCACCGGCAAATGTAACGCCTGTACTTGTAAGGGATATGGTGGAATTTCCTGCGTTAAATGTTAAATTATTGCCGCCAAAAGTTATCGGCGTAGTATTGCTTAATGTTATTGCGCTGTTGTTAAAAAAAGCAGACCGAACGTAAACGTGATTTGAAGAAAAATTTGCTGCAGTTATTGCGTAATTACTTGCGGAAGTGCTAAATGTTCCGTAACCAAAATAAACTGTATTGCTAGTGGTTAAAGCGCTTCCAAGCGTCCACGTTGACCCTATACCGTAGACAATTATTACAGAAGCCAAAGCCAGACCGTTAGTTGTGAACGTATAGCTATTGTTTCCTGCTAAATTTATCTGGCCTGTATAACTCCTAGTAATACCTGTAGCAGCAAAACTTGTATTGCCGTGTAAACAAATACTTACCGAACCCGCAAAAGTTACGTTGCCAGAAGCAGGGCCAGCCATTGTGAACGAAGCACAACGGGCAGTCGTTACGCCAGCATCAATAGTGGCTGTGTAAGCCGTGGCGTTTGATGCAGAGTCAAAAACAACAGCATCCAGTGACGTAGGAATGGCAGCGCCAGATGCGCCGCCTGACGATGTAGACCATTTGGTGGTACTTGACCAGTTACCCGTTCCACCCACCCAGTATAAAGTACGAGGCGCAGGCGTTGCAGTAAAAAATATGGGGCCCGTATTGGTTGAGCCATTTGTGCTATTTGCCCCAACGTAAAACTCACCAAGACTTGTTGTGTTTACAGCGCAATAGCTTATTGATAAATAATCAATGCCGCTGGTAGCAGGTCCGGCAATATAAATCACATACTGAGACGCCGCCACAGATGGCGTAAGCGTAACGACGTTACCCAAAGTTCCAGTGATGGACCACTTACCAATAAAAAACAATTGGCCTGAAGTAAATACAACTTGATGCGCTACTGTTTTGGTAGAAGCAAGTTCACCAAAAGTGGTGTTGTTTCCAGAAAAAAGAGTAAATGATGTTCCTGTTGTCCCGCCAATTGTTACCTTATTATAATAAACTCCTCCGGCATTAAAAGTTCTTCCTGTTGTTGAGGTGTCTGAAAGAACTATTGTTGACGTTCCAGCAATTATGCCGGTTGTGTTTAAATTATTCCAAACCGTTCCTGTACCTGACAATGTCCAAGTACCAGAACCCATTTTTAACGTAGTGTTTGCGGCAATTGAACAAAGACCTGTTGTAACGTTATATACAGCGGCATCAAAAGTGCCTACTGTAATAGTTAAAGTTCTTGCAGAATTTATAGACAGCGCATCAGCAAGTTGAATGTATGCGTTAGTTCTGTTGATTGTTATAGGGCAGCCAAACTGTACGCCGTTGCTGGTGATTGTTTGTGTTCCATTTTTAGTAAACAAAAGCACGCCGAAGTTAATAGAACATGTAACACCTGTACCAAATTTCCAATCCCCATAGACAGAAGAACCCGCACCAGCTGAAAACGTCATCGCGCTAGTTCGCGCAGAAGCATCAAATGTACCAACGTTCCATGTCAGGTCAAACGATACTGTCCCCGCCGACCCTGTATTATCAAACACAGCGGTATCTTGCGCCAAAGGAAAATTGTTAACATCAGGTACACCGCCGGATGACGTCGCCCACCCTGTTGCAGACCAGGTTTGCACCCCAGCAAGATTCCAATAAACAGTTTTGGCTCCGGGAAAAGTGATCCCTGCATTATTGCCACAATCACCTGCTCTCGTAGGGGACGATCCTGCCGCAATACCGGTAATCGTGATGTCCCTGAAGTCACAGTCGTTTGCAGACAAAGTGTTGACGGTCAATGTGCGGGTTGTGCTAGGCGTGTCTGAGCGAACAAAGTTACGTCGAACAGCAGAACCGCCCGCAACAGTGAGAGTACCGGTAATGGTCTGGTTGGCATAGAGTACTAAACCGTTAATTCCTGTGCCGACAGGAGGAGAAACAGACAAATTATTAAAAGTGTTTGTCCCGGTAATTGATTGCGAGCTTGTAGAAGACGCGCCAGTGAAACTTAAATTGTAGAAAGTAAGTCCGGCCCCGTCAAAAATTGCACCACTTGAAGTTGCAACAATACTAGATGTACCAGCATTTAAAGTCAGACCTGCGGTAATTGAAAATATAAGCACGTTTGTGGTCGAACTTAATATAACAGTGCTTGCCCCCAACGATATTGCTCGTAGATTGGAATTATTAGATGATAAAGATGGGGCGGTTACCGTATACCCGTTAGTAGCAAAAGTACCGTTAGTAACCGTTAGCGTTTGTGTGCCAGTGTTTAATGCATCAGCAAGTTGAACTGTGCCGCCGTAGTTGCTTATAATAATAGGACAAGTAAATGTTTTTCCTGCGCTGGTTATGGTTTGCGTATCGACGCCTTGAAATGTAAGCGCCGAAGTCCCAGTAATTGTAGTCCCAGGACCATTTTTCCAATCACCATATACCGGTTTAGCAGTGGATATATCCAATGTCATTGCGCTGGTTCGACCAGACATATCTACGCTTGGAACATATGAATTAGAAATCATTGAAATTGTTCCTGTTACCGACCCAGCATTGGTAAACGTGGCAGTGTCTTGCGCAAGAGGGTAATAGTCTGTAGATGGCACGCCTGTAGGTGTATTTGCCCAACCGTTTGCGGTCCAGTTTTGCGCCCCAGCTAAGTTCCAATACACTGTTTTTGCGGGGCTAAATGTGATCCCCCTACACATACCTCGGTTACCGATCCGGGTTCCGCTAATTGGTGATGAAGCACCGCGTACATAAATGTTTTGAAAATCGCAGTCTGAAATATTTACCGCGCCTGTAATAACAAAATCGGATGAAAGACCGGCGCTTGGACCAATAAATGCAACTCGATTACGACCGGTCGTGCCAGTTACTGTTAACGATCCGGTTGTTAAACTGGAGGAAAGTTGAAATACAACAGTCGCTACCACAGCAGTGTTAGGTGTGACTATAATGGCGCCGACGGTCGATGGAGCGCCAATCGTAATAGTATAGCCACTGCCAGAAACTGCATCAAAAATGGCGGTGTCAGCGCTTGTAGGAACAGGTGCACCTGACGCCCCGCCGGATGAGGTGGACCACTTCGTGGTGCTTGTCCAGTCTCCACTTCCGCCAACCCAGTACCGGTTTGCCATGCTTACTCCTCAGCCGGAGGAGGATTAACAATTGCCATCCAGTTGTCAAAGCGTTGTTGTTTCATGGCTTCAATCTCTGCATCAGTCATGCCGTGGTCTTCAGGCAACCATAACGCATCACGAAACACGCCAAAAGAAGAGTCAAATTCAAAGTCAATTTTGATCATAACTACCTCAATCAACCAGCCAGGCTGAAAGTGTAGGTGACGTTCAAGGTGTCCCCAGATGCAACACTGCGGTCGCCGGGGGACTGAAAATCAGCCGCTGAAAACAATGTGCCAGAAGTACCAGAAGCCGCAGAACACAAGAAAGCCCCACCCACAGTAGCCGTTGCATTGATAGAGAAAGATGCGGGGGAAGCGGTGTTGGTAACAACTGACGGGTTCGCGTTGGTAGCAGCGGCAAACGTAGCCGCAGGACGGCTACCAGCGTAAGGAGTAATCTCAGTCCAGCCAGCGTGGATTGCCAACGTATCCGTGGCAGCAGGCGTATTAGAAGCGCCAGCGCCATATAGCCCAATGTACCAAGCAGTAATCTGGGTGGTGCTAGTCAATGCCACGCCAGCCGCATATTGCAAGCCCACGTTTACAACCAAATTTTCTGTTTCAGCAACCCACTTCAAATTGCCGTCTTTATCAAGACACTCAACTACATATTTGCCCGTCGCTTTTGCATGTTCTTGAGGCGCAGAGCCAGCAATCAATCCGCTGGTGACAACGTCATTGGCTTTTGTTTTCTCGATGGACATGGTGGCTCCTTAAACTGAGGACCGCAAAAGGGCGGTTGTTGGTGTATTGGTTGGCATCGTCAATGTGAACGAAGTCGATGTTTTATCAGACCCGAAATCAAGCACAGCAATGGACTTGTTTCCTTTGCTGTAATTGTAGATGAGCGCACACCGTGCTGTCACTGCCGCGCTGAAATTGGCGTTGTTGAAATTCACATACGCCGTGTACCCTGACGTATTGATGGTGACGCCTGTCAATTGAACACCCCCCGGAGGGTACCCACCACCGGTCACTTCGTTGGAGGTTGTGTACACCGTGGTGGTTTCGTTCAAATCTGCGTTGCCGGTGTACAGCGCCACCTTCAGTGTGTCGGTAGTCAGGTTGTGGACAGCTTGGTACAGCTCCGCTTTGAAGCTCGTGGTTTGCGTTTGCAGGATACTCATGAGACGGGGTTCCTAACTTGGCCGTCGCGGTACGCATCCATACGTTGCTTGCCATCGCCCAAGTTCTTGAGCAGCGTGAGCGACTGCAAGAATTGCTGTTGATACATAGCAACCAGGTCGGGCTCGCCCTTCATGTAGCGAATGGCTTCCATCATGGTGCCATTGAACAGCGCAGAGTCAAAGTTGTCACCCAACCAAGTCTGGCCCGCCGTCACAATTGATTCGGGGTAGAAATAGTAATGCAGCTCGACACCATATGCGGCATCGGGCGTCGGGCCGACAATAAACGAAAGCTCCGCGTCATTGCCGTACGTGGGTCCAAAAATAGCGTAGTGCTTAGGCAAGCCGCGGCTTGCCGTGCCCGTACCCGGATACGCTTCGCGAATGAAGTTCACATCTTTGTTCAGAAGGTAGTGGTATTCTTCGTTTGCGGTGCCCAAGTCCGTGATAACCGCGACGGAATATGTGGACAAAAAATCGCCAGGACAGGACAAATATTTGTTGCCGAGACTAAGCGAGCCCGTCACGTTCTTACGCAACGAAGCCAGCTGAACAGTGTTGTAAATCGTCTGCTCAGCAATCTTGATCATTTTGTTGATGTCAGCCGTCGGGAAGGTGTTCTCCGTGTACGACTGAACAGCAGCAACGAGTTCGCTATATGTCATTTAGACCTCACGCCATGGGGCCACGGGCCATGGTGCCCTTGGTGGCAGCGCCAGTACCGCGGATTTTGATGCCAGTGGTTTTGGCAGCATGCTCGCCCTTCGACTTGTCGATGTTGCCAACAGACATGTCCACAGTATCCGAGCTGTTGCGCACGGGACCGCGGCCGGGCTGTGCTTCCACCGTGACGGCTTTGCCCTTCATCGTGTGCGGCTTGGCATAGACGTTGGCTTGGCCAACTTCCTTGCCCATCATTTTCTTGCTGTATGTGGCCATATTAGCCTCCGCGACGTTGGTTCATGGCACGGGCCATGTTACGGCCGACAGCACGCATGGCTTTGCCAGTCACGCCGCCCTTGGCAAGCTTGGTGGGGGCCTTGCCCGGGTGCATGCGGGCTTCGTGCTTGTGCACAGCGGCGCCGATCATTTTCTTGTCTTGTGCTAAGTCTTTCTTGTCCATCTCTGGCTCCTTCAAGATACCGTTACTG